TCAGCTCGCATTTCTTTATTCCCGGATGCCCCCAGTCGTTATAATCTATCCGCGTTCTCTGTGCCAAAGTTGGATCACCCGTTAAGGCTTGCCCGAAAGTATTATTATTAATATCCGTCTGTCTTTGAACAACACCGCACGGCTCAACACCGGGAGAGGTGGTTAACCCTATCTTGTAAATTACTTCGCAGATATTTGGTGAATAGTAGTCGCCCCATTCAACGGTCTTTAATTCCCAGTCGGTGGAATTGAGGATATATTCACCCGGGGGTGTTGTGTCATCGCCTGTAAGGTTTTTATATACCATACCGGCATAAATGTATATCTCACCCTCGGCCGGTGTTGAGCCGTGCTCATAAACACCATTCCAATATTCCTCAACCGTTCCACCAGAACCCGTCATATATGGCCCAGCCACATAATATTTCGGCTGACAGGCCAGACGTAAGGCATATTGAGAAATTTGAGAAGACGAGGCCGCCTCAACAATGATTCCCATATCATTCGGGTGGTCGGTGATTATGTACTTCGTTCCCTGTACTAACTCGTGCTCATCCATAAGGTCTATCAACTGCGCCCGGGTAACGGGTTGAGGCTGCACACCGCCACCAACATAACGATATAATCCCCAAGAAGTGGAGTAAGAGCGCAAGTATAGCCCATTAGACGTAAAGAGAAGCTGAGAGGCTGCCGTGTTATCCTCCGTAGCCCCGTCACCAAGAACGTTACGATTTATCGCTAACACACCATAAACATCGCCGATATTAGTTATCGCGAAAGGAACAGGGGCGGTATAAAGCCCGCAAAAAGCAGCATCTAATTCCGTAGTATCAGCGATTGTCCCCATATCGAAACCAGAACCAACACTTTGACCTGTGGCATCAAGATAAGCAACCATACTCTTTAAAGTAGATAAGTCCTGTTTCCCAGAGAGCGACGTTTCAAGGTCTATAACATCTTCAATGCTCCACTTAACCAGCGACGAGGCTATGCGCTTCGACGCCCCTGTGTCGCTGACCATACGAAGAAACCAACTCGAAGGTAACGTGGTCTGTGTAGGTAATTCGTTTTCTTTTATCATAGTATCAATATTTTTTCATCTTCATTAGACAATGGAACAGAGCTTTCGTCTGTAATGATTATCTCGCCATCGATATTCTGAGTCATCCTGTTCGTAACAGTCTTTAAAGAGATAGACCCGATACCTGTTTTTTTGCTTGTCCATTCAATCTCTAAATCCCCCGTACGGGTGTACTGAACCCACTCGACAAGGGTAATATCGCAACAAAATATGTGGTTTATCTTTTCCAAAAAATACCACGGCACACCCAGCGAATCGCCAATCGTCAATACGTGGGTATCAAAGGGCATCGCATAGGTTAGAGTATCTTCCTGATGCTGGTTCGTGAATAGTGAAAAGTCCGCCCCAGCCTGGTAGCCGTCAGGCATAAAGCCCCCCTCAATACGGAACGTAAATGTATCGTAATCGAAGTCCCCGAACACGGTTTCAAAGTCATTGCGGGTATTCCCGTAAGCTATAAGGAAAGTGTCCGTGTGGTTCCCAACTTCTATTGGCCATGAATCAGCCAACGTATCTAAAAGGCTTTCTGTTGCTATCTCAACGCCACCGGTGGGAATCCAGGGGTCATTTGTGTTATACGGCCCTCCGGTATATTTCCAAATGTTATGGCCGTGAACGTAATATTCTCCCACAACTGGCGTAGATTCCGAAAGCAAAGGATAAAGGGATTCTTCGCTTGTTATTCGTACCTCGTATATCCCGCTAAGTCCAGAAAACCTTAACTGAGCCGTAGCATAGTCGTACCCTGCTGAGAGCGTAGCCCAATAGAACGGGAATATACCCCGACAAGTGCCATACTCATCAAAGACCTCAAGGGCGAAGACCTCCGAGGGTGTGGCATCGGCAAACCATACCTGAACCTTTGTGCTATCATTAGGCACCCATTTCTGAGTGTAGCACATCGGGTAGAACGTGCCCTCTGTTGCCATCGTGGGATCTTGAAAAACCAACGGGCAGAGTTTAGGTATTGTTATTCGGGAAGTGTATAGCATATTCCGTTCCAGCTTTGTGATTCTACCTTCGTCAATTGCAAAGATATATCATTAATGAAAAAATTATATGTCTTATCACTGAAATTATCTACAACAGCGTAGTATTTCGTTGTGTCTAAAGTCGTTAAGCGTTGTGAGGTATCAAAAACAATAGAATACGGGTAAAATAGAGGGTCTTTGGTGAACGTTACCTCTCTTTCCTCTAAGTACGAAACCTCTGTCCAGTTGTCCGTATCTAACCAATCGGCATCAAGAATGGTTGCCCCTGTATAATTGTAGTATTTTATCTGGCCAATAGATATATCCAAAAAGCGAACAGTAACATTCAATGCCCTGCCACTTAGATTTGTTATAGCATCTAATAAATTTGTATAAGACGAGTGACGAACGAAGCCTTTTATTGTCGCCCCGTCCTCACCATCTGAAGAGGCGAAAACAGGACTTCCCGAAACAAGAATATACCGCTCATTAGAGAGCAGAATATTCACGGGACTTAGGCGTAGGTTATATTCCCCACCGATACTGTTTCTTAAATAGTAGTCTTTGTTTAGTGTCGCTTCATTATAGGTATTGAAAGCGTTAATGTCAAAGATGAATATATCTGTTGAATAGTTCTTCTTTTCGTTTGACGAGGTACGGAGTTTATCCAGTGTTTCCTCGATATCGTAAGGAGAGGCTTTAAAGGGACTTACTAAGTCCAGCTCTTTCTCATCATCGGAGAGCTTGAAAACATTCTCGCAAAATATAGACTTTTCGGCATCGTTATTTACCTTATACCCAACACGAACAGATCCGTAAACGTGCTCATTCGAGTACTCAAAAACGGGGTTATTAATCGGGACAAGCGTACCGCCTAAAGTGCCGGAGAAAAGATTATCCACGTAATCCACCGTTACAGTAGTTCCAGAAACAGACATCGCAGCTCCAGAACAGCGCAAAGACTTCTTAATATCGTCTAACGTCAGGGAGAGCTTTGCCTCTAAGGACTGAGCCAAACAGGATTCTGAGGCCAAAAACAGAGTATCGGGAATATTATAAACAAGCGTGCAAGGCGTAATCTTTGCCAATAGAGCCGTAAGAGCTTGCTTTTGCGTCATACCATAGACCATGTAATTAGAATAAAGAGATTCTGTGATGTAAGAAAATGAAAGCCGTGTTCCCTCATAGGAATGCACCTCACTTAAATGTTCATGAGTTACCTCAAGAACTAAGGATTCATTAACATTCAGGTTAATAATTTGACTATATTCTGCGCTGTCCTCAAAGGTGTAAAGGTAATCACCAAGATAATCAGCCTTATTCGTATAAGGCCATTCTTTTATCGTACTAACAAGTGTTCTTGCTGTGTATTTATTCAGCCTCATCTTATAAGTAGATGCATCCCTTACTAGGTGGTCTAATATCACTATCTTTCCAAGTTTATACTTTATTGTATAATTGCCGGAATAAAGTGAGAGTGCTCCCATCTTATCAGTAAATAATAAACGATCGGTTGCTGTGCGCTTAACGAGAACACCCGGGATAGCAGTATTCGGTGAGTCAAACGAAACCAAAGCGGGAGCAAAGACATTCTCAATATCCCTCGATAGTCCCGTGTAAAGAAGCGTATAAGCATCGGGGTTTGGTGTGCGTGTTGCCTGAATAGGTACATCAATATCGTATTTCACAGACGCATTATCAACTAATTTCTTTCTTATACTGTTCTCAATAAATGAAAGTCGTATTCTTTCCCGTTCCTCTCGATAAGTCGTCATATCTGCCGTAAACGTGGCAATCTCTGAGTATGTCCAATCGTTATTTCGCTTTGAGAATATCAGCTCAAGGTCTTTGCCATCGCTTCGTGCGTCGGAAATGATTTCAAGATGCGCAAATTCAAGTTCAGAGGTTATCTCACGGTCGGCAACTAAGTCCTGACGGGTAATAGCTATCTCGAAGTCGGGCCAATTATACGGCTCAACGTCGGCAGTCTTATACCCTTGATGAGTAACCCCAGAAGTATCAACCCAAGAAAGGGTTTTATACCTCAGCGTGAACTTGTTTTCTTTTGGCATCATAAGCCGCTAATGTATAACGTAAGACAATAAAATTAAGAAATATCATAGATGCGATCACTACAAGGATAAGAACAACAGCTTTCCATATAGGTATCGAAAGAATAAGAGCAAGTACAACACCTACGGCTAAGCCGAAGATTGAGTAAGGAAGAAAAGAAAGTAAATATTTCATAGTTTGCGTGCAAATATAAGTTTGTCCATTAATCGTTCCTTAGGTAGTTGAAAGGTCTTGCCCTCCTCGATTGCTATCAGTTTATCGAGTTTCTTTTCCAGAGTTTTAGTGGAAAAGTTCAACCCAGCATTCACCATCACCATCTTGGCTATCGCTTCATTGTTCAGGTTTGAGGCATCAGGGAAGACCGTAGAGCCACGCTCGAGGTGTACGAGCGTTGGAGTATCGGGCGTAATGTAAACCTCGCCACGTGGCGTTAAAACAACCTCTTTGCGCTTCTCACCAACAACGGCTAACCCTGTTTCTTTCATTTCGCCCCCCTCCTCGAAGTAAGGAATCGACTGAGCAGCGATAAGAGCTGTTGCCGTTACAGCCTCAGCAAGATAAAGCGGAGTAAGAACACCCATAACGTTAGCTGGCGAGGATATTTTCAAAGCCGCATTAATCCATACCTTAGCCAATGCCATTGCCTGCTCAAGAAAGAACTTCCGACGCTCGGCTTCCTCTCTTCGTTTCTCAATCTCCTGTTCCCTCTTTTCTGATTCGAGTTCAATAGCTTCCTTTTGTGCTTCGTATTCCTCTTGCGTCATTAAAGATGAATCGTACTGGCTTTGTATAACCTCCAGCCTTTTATCTTTCACCCTCTCTTGTTTCTCCAATTCCTTATCCAATTGTTTGTCGTACCACTCGAAATATGATTCCCAAACCTCCTTTAGGGCATCCTTCGTGTTTTCCGCTATCCCCTTTTGTAAGTCTTTCTTTCTGTTCTGTACTTCGTTTTCCAACTCGATACGCTGTTCGGCAGATAAGCGTTCTTCCTCAATTATAATACTGTTCAACTCAGCCTGTGTGTCGATATATTCCTGTGTGCCCTCTTTGTACATACTCAGCTTGTGTTCAACGAAAGCCTTTTGCAGATTCAGTGATTCACGTTCATATTCCTGTTGAAGAAGAAGAACCCGCATAGCGTTATCATCACCGAAGAAAATATCCAGCATATTCTTCTCTGAGTATTTATTCTCAAGCTCTTTATAATGTTTGTCCATTAAGGCTTGCTGTTCCTCTAATTGGATATCCATATCCCGAATTGTATCTTTATAGCCGTCTAAGGTGATGCTCCGTATGTCAGATATGCGCTCTATCTCTAATTCTTTGATGGTTTTATTATACTCATCTTGTGCCTTTACTAAAGCCCCTTTGTGATTGTTTTCGAGTATCTCAATATTCTCATCGTGGTTTCTCTGCGCTTTTTCGTATTCCTCTAAAGATAGTTTCCCCTGTTCGTATAGTTTTTTGTTTCCTTCTAAGGTCTTATCTATCCGTTTCCTATCAACACGAAGTTTCTCATCGGCATTTCTCTTCGCAACCTCATAATCTGCTTTAGCTAAAGCAATAGAATTAGTATAAAACTCTTCGGCTGCCCGCATCCTTGTAAGATAAGAGTTCACCTGACCATCGGCCATTTCCCTGCTCTTTTTCAACTCCAACTCGGTAAGTTCTTCAACTATTCTCCCCCGTATCTCCGAATAAGCCTGTTCACGTGTGATGATCTCACGGGCTATGCGTTCCCTGTTCTTGTACTCATCCCCAATCTTAAGCCCATTTTCTTTGAGTATTCTATAATACTCGTTCATCGTCTTTTCGTATTCCTCTAACTGCTCACGGGCTTCTATTTCGGCTTTCTTGGCTCTTGCCTCTCTATTTGATATTATTGAATCCTCGATAGATGTAATTTCTAAAGAATATTTCATAGCCTCTGCCAAATTTCCCTTTCCGAGGCTTACCATTAATTTACCGAACAATATAACTGAATTACTAATCTTTTGATACCACTTAACCTCATCTTGCGCCCGAAGTCCCACAGACTTAGAAGCGTTCTTTGAGGCAATCTCAAGATACTTGTTCGCTAAAGCCATAGAAAGCATAGCATCAAGATAACCCTCTTTCTTATTCGTTACATCCTCGATAGCAGCGTTTAAATCTTCCTGTGAGCCGAAAGTATCACCCAATTCTTTATTATATATCTCCAAAGCCTGAGAAGCGGTGAGTACTCCTTTTTCATAACCATCGAAAGCCGATTCAACTTTAGCGATATTCTCAACGGCCGTCATATATTCCTCGTTGCCCTCTTTCAACGACTTGATAAACTCATTATTCGCCTGCTCGGCAGCACTTAATTTACCTATAAGCTTAACAAGGTCATCGCCAAAAAGAACAAGTAACGTGGTGGCAAGGATAAGAACAGTATTCATAGAAAGCAAGGACTTACCCATAGTCTTAAAGGCATAGCCCCAGCCTTTTTCTTTCCCCGTAACGTTATCTATCTGCTTCGCTAACTGAGCAAAGCCATCATAGAGCATCGGTAGGTTATTCGACAGCGACATAAAGCCTATGCGTGCCCCCATTGCAAAGTTGGGAAGCTCCCGCATAACCTGTGTCATCTGGAACGTGGAATTATAGGCATTATTCATTCCTGAGCCCACCTGCATCGTTAATGCGTTAAGCCTAAACAGGTCTGTGCCTAATTTCGTGGCGTTAGCTTTGGCGTCAAGGAATTTCTTTGACGTAAGATCACCAGCGGCAGCCATATCCAGCATCTCCTTGCGGGCTAAGTTATAAGCCTGCACTAATTGAGTATAAGCACCTACTTCATTTTGCTTGGCCTGTACCGTGCCACGTGTGCTTGCATTTAAACTTTTAATCTGTGCATCAAGTTCCTGAACCCTTAGCTTTGCTTCTTGGTATTTAGCAGAAGTGGTATCACCAGCCGCGGCCATATCCAACATCTCCTTTTTAGCAATGTTATAAGACGATACAAGATTTTGATACGAGCCAACCACTTCATTCGTGGCTTTTATCTGTTCACGTTCAGCCCGGGTAAGAGCATCCAAACTGACCTTTCTTTCTTTTATCTGTCTATCTAAATTTAGCTCCTTTTGAATCCGTTGATCGGTTATGGCGGCAATCTTATTCTCAAGCTCTTCGATTTTCTTTAATGCACTAATTAGCTGATCGGATTCTTTGCTCCTGGGCAACCTTACACCAATAGACGACATCTTCGCACCTACACTTTCAAGCATAGATTCTAACTTCTGAACCTGATCAAAAGCCTCTTTACTTACTACGTTGTCTATTATTCCTTGATTCATATTCTTCTCGTGCTAAATTCTCTACCTGTATGTACTCTGAGAGCATCATTGACCTGTCAACAACATACCCGTTTTTGCGAAGAACAACGATAGAACGCTCGAAGTCAGCCCGGGTTATGCTATCCTCTGTCTTTTTCTTCTTTAGCTCGTTAATCTCCTGTTCCATTCCCTTGAGAACGGATACGCATTTGGCTATTGCCTTTTTCCTACTATCGTCTTTCGGGATAAACAGATGCTTTTTAAGCAACACCCGTGCTACTTCGCTCTCCTTATATCTTAGAATCGTGTAACAGGAAAAAATTATAGTATGCCGCTCGATTAACCTGTTCAACCGCTCCCGCTTGTTCTTCGATACCTTGACATCGGGGTTTGTCGTCAACTCCGTGTACTGGTCTATAAGGTGGGCGTAAGCCTCTACAAGTTTGCGCCTCGGCACAGGAACGCTCCATTTCTTTAGTACGTGTAACTTCTTATCGCAAACCAGCGTAATATAGTCGGCAAGCGTGATCGTATATACGTCTTTAAGAAAAATGCTCATTGAAGCGTTGCTTTAGTTTAGTAAAAACTAATTTTGATAATTCCTCTAACGAGTCCTCGGCAAGCAGAAGAACCTCATCGCCATATCTTGCTATTAACTCATCCCGCTTCCAGTCTTTTGCGTCAATCTCAACAGAACCCTTGTAGGCTGTTGCAAAGATAGATTCCCAAAAATCCCCCGTGTCAATCAACGATATGCGATCACCTAAGAGAATTGTTCCTTTTTCTCGCTTTATAATCTTTGTCGTTTCCTTATAAAGAGGCAGTAGTGTTCCATCACCTCGCCTGCCCTCGGCCAGTTGTCGCTCTATAAGCTCAACGACTTGTTTTTCGTTCTCATTGATTATCTCCTCAACCTCCGTCAGTAGGTTGAACGTCTTCAACTTGCTTAGGTATTCGCTTATATTCATTACGTGCCTCCCATACTTCTTCCCTCTGCTCCTCTGTAAGGTGTGCGAAGTCCCGCCAAAACTTCGTCTTTGTAACACGTTTAAGGTAAGTGAGAGAAAAGCTCCCCCACTTACCTACTTTTAAACTATGCACCTGGTACAGTAACTTTCAAGACGTTACTTTCGTAACCTCCCGTTGTCTTCGAACCAATCGGATTGGTGAGTTCTATCAAATCAGCAGGGGCGGCAAGGCTGACAAGATAAGTAGAACCGGCAGACAGAGTGGCAGCAATAGAGACGGTGCTTCCAGATACCGTTACACCCGAAGGGGTTATAGCAGCACCCGTAGCCTGAGCAGTGACAACCCAAGCACCAACATTGGCCAACTCGGTAGCATAAAGAGCCACGAAGTCAACGAAGTTAGCGGGAAGAATACCCCTTACCTCAATCTTAGAAGAAGTAGCTGTACCCGAAAGAACAACATCGTGAATGCCGTGCAGGTAATCACCCAAAACGTAATCCGAAGAGAACGGGTAAACGAACAACTTGGCATCGTTCATTATAGCGTCTTCCTCGTCAAGGATGATACTAAGGTTCTGCGTCATCACGGTAGCATCAACGGCAGGCATAGTCTGGTTTACGATAATCTGCCCGGGCATTCCCTTGAAGCCTGTTGAATATTTACGAGCAAACAACTTACCATTGCCATCAATGAAGGCAAACGACAGTCCTTTGTTGTTATTGAATTTAAAGAGCTGTTGGAACAAGTGCAGCCCATTGTTGTCAATCCTCATCTGGAAGTTGTGCTTCCCGAAGATCACACCCATAAGGTTACCATAACCCGCCGTGTCCTGAGTGGGTTCTGCGGTGTTATTGGTCAACATCACCACCCTATCCATAAGAGGGTACACCCGTGCCGACTTAGCGGCAACAGTGGCAGCCTGAAGGGCGGCAATCAAAGCAGCATCCGAAGCAATATCGTCTGCGTCAAAAGCCAGCGAGCGGGGCATAATAAGAATGGATTTTATCCTTTCTATATCTATGCCGCAATTCTCCCAGCCTGTGTTTCCGCTTTTAACGGAACATAAATCTGCATTACTAATCATAGCATTTTTTGTATAATCTGATTTTTAAATTGTTTATTTCTATCGCATCCACATAATCGGAGAACTTATTCGCCTCACCACCGTACAACCCTTGCCGACCATAAAAATAATGGTCTTTCCTCGAACCTTGACTAATCAGCGAAAACTCCCTGCTCACCTTACACCCGTCAATAAAAAGGTCATACAGTAAGTTAAGAACAGGGCGGAAGCTGTACTCATCTCTTTGCGTTGTCTTCCAGTTCGGCTTAGAGAGTGTGGCAATAACGATCTCCCCAAATTCAACAATATCATCCTTTCTATCTATCCGCATAGAGTTGACATAAAGGAATGGATAACGTTTCTGCGCCTGACTCTGAGAGACGGAACATAGCTCGTCTATCCATTCCTGAGGGGTGGAATATTTATACTTCAGCGTGAAAGTGTTCTGTTCGAAAGGAAGGCTAAGGTTCTTATCGTCATCGGTGGATAAGAGTTTATACTCATCCGAAGCAAGGCAGAAAAGCTGCTTATACTTTCTCTCTGCATATTGAACAGGTTCTTTAACGCGGTCTTGTATCATAATCCTATCATCGCAAAAGGTGAATCCTTATAAGGGAAGAACAAATAATCAGGAAGCAATAGATCGGTTTCTAAGTCGCTACGGTGATCATAAAGATAATCCAATACACCATCGTAACGCTCTAAAAAAAGAATCATATCGTTCCATACCTCTGTCAATCTCCTCCGATTGTCGATACCTTGATTCTCGACTTTATTATACGCAACCCCCACGCCCGTGTTGGGAGTGGTGAGCTGCGGATAATATTTGAAAAACACATAATTCGCTATCGGGGATATCTTCAAATCAGAATCTACAAGCCTCACGATAAGGTCATCCCATTTGCCGTCTTCATTCTTTAAGAAATCGGCATAAAGATCACCAACCAATAAGCGCATAAACTCAGCCTGATAGATTGCTATCGCCCTGTTCAGAGCGGTGAGGTTCGACGTGTCAGTAACACCCCCAACCTCTGTCGTCTGGTTAGGAACATCTAATATCCCAACGAAGTATGTATTGTCGATCATTTTAAGAATTGGAATTTTGTGGTCACACCACATTCACCATCGGCAACGGTAGCTTTTACATTATAGTACCTATACGCCTGCTTTGTGACTTCCTGTGAAAAAACAAAACTTGTATCGGCAGTTCCAGCCCAAGTAACGGTGTCGATATTAGTATAACTCTGATGATCGAAGTCCTTACCTTGTAACAGGAACGTAACCCTTGGAGAGGAAACACTGTCACCAATAACTGCGATATTGTAATACAACATCTCGGCTTTGTTGACAAATATTTCAAAGTTCTCAACATCGGCACTATCCAAAGAAGCACTTAAAGAAGCTCCATAGGCATTGCCCAAACTCTTCTGCGCACTCATAGCTAAGCTAACAGCGCAAATTACTAAGAATACTATTAACTTTTTCATTATTCACCTCCGGCTAAAACAGATTCAGTAATGGCAGCAAGAGCGGTGGCGATAGAAGCAACCTTAACAAAGGCTTTCTTGTCCACATCATTTACTCTAAGGTTTTCTCTCAAGTAGGCGATGATGGTCGTAAGACCAGTTTTTTTGTCGTCTTCAATCTGAGCAATCTCTATTACAAGGTCATCCCAAATGTAGAGAGTGGCACGGTTGAAGTCACCAACCAAGAGAGTATCGGAAGGTGCAAGGGCATTTTCTACGGCCTGCATATTTCCAATAGTAGGATTAGCACCCAAAGCCCAAGATTCAAACAGATACCTGTTATTAGCATCTTTTCTGGAGCGGATATACTTCTGTACGTCGGCAGGATTGGCCACCCAGTAATTCGGCAGCGCACCACCCAACATATCAACGGCTATCTGAACTCCTGCCTGATTGATGAGGTCAACCAACTGAGCATCCTTTACGCTTACTCCTGTGGTAACAAAATCAGTAGCGTAGGTATTGATACCTGCGATTTCATTACCTGTGCCAAGACCTGAAAGCAGCTGTGAGTTTTCTTTGATCTTCATATTCTTGTTAATCAAAGCGGTGATCTCACCCCTTACAAAGGCGATATCTTTCAATGAATCAACAGAAATTTTGCACCAGTCCATAATCCTACGGCTGTTCAGCGTTTTCTCTACCCAGGTCAGGTTGGATTCGGTGGGTGCTTTTCTTACCTCGGCAACATTACCAGCGTTGTTCGTTACGGCCAATTGTTCGTACCATTTGACATCACCGTGAGTTCCACCCGATAAGAAGACTTTAGGAAACAAATCCCGCATATAGGGCATACCCCTTTGAATCTGACCAACATTCTGATCACGGAAAGCGTTAGTATCACTACCCACATTAGAGGATTGAACGGTCTTCAACGAAGTGTTGATTCTTATCTTTCCCTCACCCTCGGCTTTAACCATAGCCTCAAACTCACTGGATTTATCTTTCAGCAAGTCGTCGAAAGATTTACTCTTTCCTGTGCTCTGGTTTTTCATCGAGCTGAGTACCTCGCCCTGTTTCTTCACAGCCTCGGAAAGGTCTTTGATTCCTTTCTCTACTGCATCGCCAAATTTGCCCTCAATCTCGCAGCGGAAATTACCGAATGCAGTATCAAGGGACTTTTCATCAATGAAGTTCGGAAGGCTCTTTTTAAAGCTATCCAACTGCTCACTGATAACGTTTTTTAATTCGTCTTTGTCCATAGTTGTTTTAATTGATTACTAAAAATTGTTTGAAATTCGCTTTTGTCGATAGTGCTTTTGCGGCTATCCTCATGAGTGGTTTTACCCGGCTCGATTATTCCTGTAAGATCATTGCTTCCCCAAAGTACGGCAGATAGCTCGTAGAGCTTGAACTCCGAAACGTAAAAGAAAAACCCATACCTGTCGGCAACATCTTTATTTATTATCTCGTCATAGTGCGCTTGCCACGTCTTATAACCTTGTGCATTCGTCGGATCATCAACGGCAAGGTCTATCTTCACATACTGAAGCCCGATCGAATGTTGCTTGACAAAACCCTTTTTGTACAGGCCGTAAGTCTTCGCGTCCAGTTCCTCGTCAGGCTCTCCTACAATAGTCAGCACGTCAGCCATACCCTCTGCGTCATACCCCAACGAAGACAATGGAAACTGCTTATAGTATGCATCCTTTAACCTACCTATGATGCTGTCCGTTGTTCGTGCGTGGTTCTTTAGGAAATAGATCGTTCCACGTTTCAGGTTTTCATTGATAGACTTCGTGGCAGCCCCGGGTGCAAGGGCATCCATCTGATCGTCGATATACATACAAGTATTGGCGGCTATCTCATACGCCCCCTCTTCGCCTGCGGCTTTGTCTGCCCCCTCGCTCTTTATTAGCATCGGGTTAGAAACAACACAATCGGCTGTCTTTATGGATGCTTTCTTTAGCGTTATCAACGCCTTAGAGTTCTTCTTTAGGTATTCAAACCTGTCTTCTCTGCTGAGTTCGAGTATATTCATTTCTTTACCATTTTACCCTTGAGGGATTCTTTTATCTTTATGGCCTCGGCCAATTTTTCCTTATCCATTTTAATTTGTGTAATCGGTTAATAACTTCTTCGCCTCATCAAGGCCCATAAGGTTAGCACTTACTGCCTCATTCAACGCCTTAACCATCGCCCCTAAGGCATCGGCTTTGTCTTTCTCAGACTTCTGCATACATTCCAACATCGAGTAATCGAAGTAAAACTTATACCCTTTCGTTGAGGTATTAAAAAGCCCGTCTAACATCTCGCTTATAACTTGCGATTCAGGTATGATCGTGTCTTCGTATAGCTCTTTTTTTGCCTCTCCATAGGTCGAGTACTTAGCCGTGTCGGGCATCGAGAGCAAAGGCACAGGAACGCCAAAAGCCGAAGCAATAGCTCTATGGTCTGCATTCTCACCATCGAACAATCCCAACTGCTGAACAGACCGACCTATGTTTACCGCATCCATCGGAACACGGGCAATCATCGTGTGCCACTGCTCCCCTAACGTTCCATAGCGGGCATACTCATCTTGCAAAGCCTTTTTCTCTGCGGGGGTCATAACGGACATAATAGCGGCCGTGTCCCCGTTCTTCGGGCTTATTATCACGTCAGCCCCCCTGCGCACAATGATTGTGTTACGGGATTCAAGTGAGGCAACAATATTCTTGATCGGGTATTCTAAAGCGTCCAGCCTCGATTTTGGTTGGTAGGCATTCATTGTATTTACAGTCGAATCCCTAACCTCGGTAATAAGGTTTACATCCTCATCCTTGAGAACAAAAGACATCCCGTATAGGTTCAACGTGTAACTATCCACAATGCCGCTCTGATTATCTAAGATATTAACAGAAGTCTTGTAAGAGGGTGTAATGCACATATTCGGAATAACCACAAACCCGCTTGCCTCTTTGAATCCTAAAGGTTTAATCTTATAGATGTATGCTACCCCATAGATGCAGATCATCGTTTCGATCATCCCTAAAAATTGCGTCAGGTTCTGAAACTGATTTGGACGGCTGAGTATCTTCATATCCTTGTTAAAAGCCGAAGACGTGATAACCTGATCTTTTTCATCAACGGGGAGTATCACCCCCCTTGTCAGAGCATTTGCTCGCTTCTGTATCACGCCCTGGAGTGGCGGACAGTATCGGTACGAGTTAGTTTGAAAGTTTACACCGTCTCCAGTTATGTATCTCGCTGTGTTTGAATACAGCGCATAAACGGGACTTGTGTATGTCTGAGCATCTATAATCCTGCTCTTCTTGAATAACTTACTTATAATGCTCATCTTAATTCCTGTTCATATTGAATACTCATACCTGCCGCATCCCAAAAGTGATCAAAACCATTTTTAAGCGGCTCGTTCAATTCTATGCCGTTTACTTTCTGATAGAAGTAATTCTCCTGCTCTTTGCGTATGTGCTCACGATTAACTAAGTGTATAGAGTAGCGTTTTATTAAATCTATGCGCCACGTCACGCACCCTGCGAACTTCTTACAGTCTAAGAACACGACGTTAAGCCCATCCCTCGAAGCCCAGCCATTGAGGTCAACTTTGTTCTGAGGCTTTGCTGAATCGCAAATGACTATCCATTGCCCGGGCCGCTCATTCTTCTTTGTTTCGTAATGCTTCTTGAAGATAGTGTAAAAGTCCTCCAGGCTGTTCAGGTTCTTAACATAAATCGGGCAGTCGAAATAAAGGTTCCTACCTTTGTTGCAGCATTCAGAAAAGGCATATGTTCCTACCGTGTTGGCGTAGTCAAGCCCGTACCAGTATTTTTCCACGTCTTTTGGAAGCTCCGGAATATAAGTAACATCCGGAAATACAAGCCCCTCCATTGCGCAGCGTACACCCTGACCATATACCAACCACCGGAAGCGGTTTACTGTCCCTGATTGGATGTTCTTCAGATTCGGTCGGCGTTCCGGCTCTGGTTTTTCTAAGTCTTCAAATTCCCAGGGGCACCAGCTTTCAATGTCGTTAATTATAGTCTGCTCTAAGTGCTTGTTGTTCTTATATGTCGTTAAGGTGAAGAATGTGTTGGGCCTGCCCTCAAGATCAAAGCACCAATGGGCGGTATATTTAGGGTTCCAGTCAAAAACAGCCATCTGCCGGCAGCGCATCAAGACGTTGGATACCGGTTCTTCATCCATCTCCAGACTTTCGTTAAAAAAACAAATGTCTGAGGGCTGAGCTTCAATACCCGAGTCTAACCCTCTAAAGTAAACCTGATTGCCAAACAAATCATAATTTGGTTTCTGTCCGTAACCAACTAAAAGATCATCATCATAAACCCCGATCATCTTTAGGCACTTCTGAAATTCCTTTAGTGTATAGTCCCTACAATTCGTTAGCGTGTCTCGGTAAATATATATCTCAAGATTCTTCTGCCTGTTCTGATCGCAGATAGCAACTAAGAAATGGAAGAAGTCCCATGTCTTCCCCGACCTTGTCGATCCCTCATTACATATCGTCAGCCGCTGCCGCTCCGATTTCGGAACTAAAACAAAATGCTGCTCGTAAAGCTTGCACATTGTCCAAAAGAGCGGAGACGGATCAAAGTTCATATGTTAATTTTAGACTGTCCGAAACTGTTAATACTCTTAATTCTTTTAACTTTAATAGCCATTTTCACGGGGAAACACTTTTACCGAAGCGACGAAATGTTAAATACCCCGCAAATTCACCAGAGTGCCGTTATATTCAAGGTTGATCTTCTGTTCCTTCAGCTCAGCTCGTAATTCTTTCTTATCCGCTAAACCAAGTTTGCGGGCTACTAAGTTAGAATCATACGAACCAACATAGCCGAACTCAATGTTTTGCTGATAGATACGATTCCTTGCGCGTGCTGTAATTTCGAAATAATCTTCGTAACCTTCTTTCTCCAAATAATTATAAAAAGTTTGTGGATGAATATTAGCGTAATTACAAAGCCCCTCAATCAGGTAAGGTCTTGCGGTTGGTATTCTTATAATTTCTCCTGCTCTGTCCCCTGACTTTAGTGCTTCATTTTTGAAAAGTGGATTATTGTCGCAATAATTAAAATATTCTTCGATTATGTCTGACCATTGCTGAGGTGTGAACTTTTTTTCAGTTCCTTTGTTCCCTACTGCAAACTTATTTCCTTTTGGTGCTGGCATGGTGGTAGTTTATTTGCGCAAATTGCCAAAAATTGGTATTTATCCCTCTTTGTTCTGTTATCTTCGATTCCTGAGCTTTCCAAATCGGTTTAACGTGCTAAATTAATACACAGTTGTTGTGTTTTGCAAGTGTTTTGCTGGATTTCTTTGTTTGCTTGTGTAAAAAGTTCGGATAATATGTTGTGTGGCATAGTTTTAGCGTGATTTATTTAACCTTGTTTAACTATAAAACTATTGACAATATGTAAATGTGTAGTATATTTGTAGTCAGTTAAGAACCGACTAAAAACCAAAATTATGAAAACAAAATACGTAGCAAGAAAGTCTGACAACATTCAGTCAGACATCAAAAGGGGGTGGTCAAGCTGGAATTTTGGACAAGAAGGTTTAAGCGCAACCGAAGAGCAAATTGATACTTGGAAAGAGGAAGCAATTGAGAACGACCAACCATTTTGCATTTCAGGCTTTGAGTTGTGGGGTGATGATATTGCAAATGCTGACATAAGAGAATTGTACGAAGGTTATTGGGTTTTGGTTGACAATGTTAATGCAGCTAATGGAATAAGCGGAATTGCACTTGATGCAGAAAACATTGAACAGGCAATTGAGGAAGCAAACAATAGAACTGATTATTTTGGAGAAGGCGTTTGTTTCGATGCACAAGAAGCAAAATTGGTTTATTCGAATGATGATATTCATATATTTGAAATAGAGGACTAATGACAATTGAACAATTAAAAAAAGAACTCGGTATATATTTTTTAACCTATAAAATTTACAATTATGAAAACAAACATTGAAATTAAAAACGCCTACGGTGATGTTTTGTTTTCTTTTGAAAAAGAAAACAACACGTTAAGGTCTTCTGTTTTGGAGGCAATTAAGAGCGGCGCAAATCTGCACGGTGCGGATTTGCGCTATGCGTATCTGCAGGGTGCGGATCTGCACGGTGCGGATCTGCACGGTGCGGATCTGCAGGGTGCTAATTTGCGCGGTGCGAATTTGCGCTATGCGTATTTGCAGGGAGCGAATTTAAGCGGTGCGGATTTGCAGGGTGCGAATTTGCGCTATGCGGATCTGCAGGGTGCGGATCTGCAGGGGGCGAATTTAAGCGGTGCGGATCTGCACGGTGCTAATTTGCGCGGTGCGTATTTGCACCGTGTGGATTTTAATGAATCAACTGCCTTTTTATTAACACAATGCCCGTCTGAGGGAAGTTTCATTGCTTGGAAAAAAGCAAGCGGAAAAATTGTAAAATTGCAAGTATGCGAAGACGCTAAAAGATCGAGCGCGACAACACTTAAATGTCGCTGTTCAAAAGCTAAGGTTTTAGAAATTCAGGAAACAGACGGCTCAAGAAGTGATATAACACAGGTTCAGAGCGACAACGATAGTTTCATCTACAAAGTGGGGGAAATTGTAGAAGTCTCTGACTTTGACGAAAATCGGTTTAACGAGTGTTCGTCGGGTATACATTTTTTTATTAACAGAGAAATGGCTGTAAAATATTAATTTTAACTAAAACTTACTACGAAGAGGAGGTAAAATGAATGCTTAAAACTTTTTATACTCATGAAACCTAAATTTTTATGGAGGTGCGGGCTTATTGCCCCCGCCCTCCTTGTGCTGAACGGAAACCCCGAAACGGTGTACATTAACCTGATCGGGCTAATCTATATTTTTACTTTAATCTTAATCTTCAAATTATGGAAAAGAAAGTAACCCCCACCAGCGGAAAAATTTCTGAGCAATGGTGGGACACAATCACAGAGCTGATTCTTGAAGAAATTCAGGAATTTGGCAACTGGGGACAGGAAGCTGTCGATGTCGAGATAGAGAAAGAATACGGGAAGCTGGTTTTACAAATATCAGCCACCGCACACTGTAGCTACGATATAAAGACGGGTATGCGGGGTGACTACCTTACTCCAGATGACCCCGACGAGTACACGCTGACATCCGCAAGTATTGACTGCGGCGAATCGGATTATATCTGCGTCTGGGACACAGAAAAAGAAGAACATATTTTAGAACTTAAAAACTGGTACTGCGATGAAAGAATTACAAGATAAGTATCTGGCCGAATATTGGTATCTTCGTTGTTGCAAGCTGGTAACGGATAGCATACCACCTACGGCAGAAAAAGCCTACCTGATTGAAAGAATTAAGGTGGCAGAGGACAGAGTAAAGGCTCTGGAGAAAGAAAATGAAAATCTAAAAAATATTATTGAATCTTTTAAATTTAGAACACTATGAAACTTAATTTAATTCAGTCGGAGCTTAAAGCACCGAAAAACCAAAGAAACACGTTCGGTAATTACAACTACCGAAGCGCAGAGGATATTCTCGAAGCCGTCAAACCGCTTCTTAAAAAGCACGAATGCACGATGACCATATCCGACACGATCGTTGAAGTAGGTGGACGTGTGTACGTGAAAGCAACAGCTACATTCTTAGACGGGGACAATACGACAGAGGTTTGCGCCTTTGCCCGGGAAGAAGAAACAAAGAAGGGAATGGATGCTGCGCAAATCACAGGATCAGCATCTTCGTACGCAAGGAAGTATGCCCTTAATGGGCTGTTCCTTATAGATGATACGAAAGACCCTGATGCAACGAATGATCACGGCAACCCCAGAGCGGAAAAGAAAGCACCGAGCAAGGCGGCTGAAACAATAGAATTAGCTATAAATTTGGCCAAATCTGAACAGGAACTGATCGACATTTGGAAAACCCTAAATTCTACCGAAAGAGTAGAGTTTAAGGAATTGTTTTCCAAAAGAAAGGAAGAATTATGATACAATCTAAAATCGTCTTTGACAAAGAGAAACATACCTATACTCTGAACGGGGAATTACTCCCTATTCAGGGGATAACGCGAATGATCGACCGCCAAATCTTTGGCAGCAAGATGCAGAATGTGCCGGAATCTGTTCTCAAGAAGTATGCCGAATTTGGCTCTCTGGTTCATAAAGAAATTCAAGACTACTACGAAAATGGCGATTTCCCAACTACTGACGAGGCTATGGCTTTCGTAAGCAAGGGAATACAATGTACCGTGTGCGAATTTATCGTTGGTGATGAACGTGTTGCTACGGCTATCGACTTTGTTGGCGAAGATGGCTTTCTGTACGATTTTAAGACTTCTACTACTCTGGACAAAGAACGGGTATCGTGGCAACTATCAATTTGTGCTTATCTGTTCGAGCGACAAACGGGACAGAAAGTAAAGGGCTTGATGGGGGTACACCTACGGGGAAAAGAATGTACCTTTGTGGGGGTTGAACGAAAATCTGACGAACAGGTGGAGGCTTTAATTCAGGCTGAACTCTTGGGCGAAAGCTACCTGAGTGAGGAACGCTCGATGCAGCGATTACTCGACCTTGAAAGAACGATCATACAGATCAAACAAGAGGCTGAGATGTACGAAGAGCGCAAAAAGGTACTTCTTACAGGCTTGGGTGAGAAAATGGCGCAAATGGGCTTAAAAACGCTCAAAACCGACAACCTTACGCTGACCTTAGTACCTGAATCTACAACCACGACTTTAGACTCGAAGCGTCTTAAGGAAGAAATGCCCGAAATCTATTCACGGTTTGAGAAAACGGGCACAAGGAAAGGATATCTAAAAATGACAATACGATGAAATATAATCCTAAAAACCCGCTTGACAAACGACAGGCGGAGGTCTATTTCAACCGACTAATTAACGGTACTGAGGTCTTTGAGTTGAGAGTTACAAGGAAGCGCAACAATGACCAAAATGCGCTCTTGCACGCTTGGATACGGGTGTTGCAAGACCACTTAGGATATACCTCATTTGAGGACTGCAAGCGGGATGTGATAAGGGAGATTTTTGGGCAGCGAAACTACCGAAACCCCCTGAATGGAAAAATTGAACAGACGGACTTCAGAACCTCCGAAATGGAGCAGGGCGAAATGTCCGACCTGATGACGAAACTAAAAGCGTGGGCGCAGGAAGAACTCGGCTGCTATCTGCCCTACTTTAAAGATGCCGGATTTGAGGAACTAATGAATTACTATCTATGATACTACTAATTGCAGCAGTTGTAGCCGTAGCGGTTACGATTGTTTACATTCGATACAAAAAACGGGTGCTATGAGAAAAATACGTACTGATTTGGTCACCAAAATGGAATATTCCCGTAGGTACGGAATTTCCAGACCAACCATTGATAGGATGATTCGGGACGGAGAATTACCGACTGAAACGATTTGCGGGGTAGATTATATAAAAATTTCCCCCGAAACGCTTGGAAGTAAAAAATAATGCTTATATTTAGAGGTTTTTTCATAATGGAGGTTTAAAGGTTAAGAGGGCAGGCGTTGCGAAACGGGAAAGCCCTCAAACGGCGGGGTAGTGAAGTGGCATCACGTGAGCCTCATAAACTCACAGCACAGGTTCGAATCCTGTCCCCGCAACTAATTTAACACAATAGCGTACTAACTTGAGCACAAAACGCTTGTTTGTTTGGAATATTGTACTTTACTTTGTTTGTCCGCTTTGATAGCGGTTTTAATTTCAGTAATTTGGTAAAAAATAAAATTATGTTTTATGAACTCACAAATCTTGAGGCAACAACAAAAGTCAAAAGACTGTTGACCAAAAAGACGTATGAAAAAATGGCTGAAGACATAGGGATAAGCAAACCAACCCTCTTTACAAGGCTATCGCTGCATAATTGGAAGAAGGGAGAAAAAGCTCTTATTCAGAAGATGTAATATTTTTTTTGCTTTCATTGGTAAAATATAAAAAATAAAATATGGAAGGTTACTTAAAACTATATAGGCAGATTATTGATAGCGAAATATTCGCAAGCCCAAACGGATTAAAAATATGGATTTGGTGCTTATGTAAAGCAAGCTATAAAGAAAAATATATGACAATTCAGATAGGCAGGGGAGAAAGTAGTGTAAAACTCGATGTTGGGTCTTTCTTGTTTGGTAGGTTTAAAGCTGAACAGGAGCTTGATTTGAGCGGTTCTATGATTTACAGGTGGATGAAAAGATTTGAAGATTTGGGGATGATAAATATAGTTAGCAACAGCCATTATTCTATTATAACCATCTGTAATTGGGAAACTTACCAAGAATCAAATTCGGAAAGTGAACAGCCGTTGAACAGCCGTTGGACAGCCGTTGAACAGCCGTTGAACACAAACAAGAAAGATAAGAAAGATAAGAATATAAAGAAAGAAATATATAAAGAAAAAAATTTTGGTCATACGACCTATGATATGACCAATTGGCGCAATTCTTTTGACGTTTACAAAGCAGAATTAAAACAAGCGTACATAAGCCTGATAAATGACGTTGAATACATTAAGCAACGCCAGAGTTATCACAACAACCTTGATATCCCAAAGTCTTTAGAGAAAGCCTGCGTTGATTACTGGGCCACCGAGGAGGGTTGGGCGAAAAAGAAAAAATCCAAATCTAAGACGATTGATTGGCGCAGTACGTTCAATAATGCACTTAGTTTACAGTGTAACCAAGTAAGAAAACTACTGTAATGATTGCTAACACTTAACTTAATTCGACTAACTTTTAAATTATTAATTATGTTTAAATATACAGTAAGAAGTGCTTCAGGGAAAATAATTGGTAAAGCTATTACCAAAGAAGGTGCGGAAAATATTAAAAAAAATGCTTTTGGTAGTAAAAACTGTTACATTAAGTCTAATAAAGATCCTGTTTATCCTTTAAAAGAACAAACTAATTGGTAAGATAACGTTTTTAAGTCAAAATCAAAATGATGGCAAATAGAAAGATTATGGAATTTTACAACACCTTTAGAACACAATTTGAACTGCTTCCGAGATTTACAATTATCTACGGAAAGGACACACTCAACGGTTTTGCTATTGAGTGGCTTTGGTTTGGCGTATTTGTCCAGTTTTTTAACTAAAAAACAAGACAAGAAACAACGGTAAATAATACATATAAAACAACTTATAACATACCACCTATGAAAGAAGAACTACAAGGCTTGCTTTTGCAAGCAAAACAAATGGAAGCGGAACAAAAGGCAAAACTGACCCCAATCGAGCGCTCCGAAGATTTAGAATACGAAATTGGACTTCTCTTCGGGATAAAAAGAATAGTGCTGCTTATTGAGCGGCATATTGAAAGAATTACCGAAAGCCAAGAATACGTTATCGAGCTGAGCGATGAGGAGCTGAAAATCGTAACAGCAGAAGAGCTTGCAGAAATGGAAAAATCCGCAATGGAATTTGACGGGTTTTTAGGGTTTACTGTAAGGGGGAGGTTAGTAAGATAACGTTAGTATAACAGCAGTTGCGGACTTTGAAACGCTTTCCTGTCGAACTGCAATAAACTAAAATAGAAAGCGAATAACAGCATTGCAACACGCCCGCAATTGTCTGTTATACATTGTTATAGGGCGTTTTTTTGACAGAAATGAAATCAAATTACAAATGCAAAGACAATGATGTTAAGCTTCAATTTCATTGTAAAGATGGCAAAATTGATGAAGTGTGGGTACAGGTTGACGGTGAAAAGTCGTGGACAGTTGTAGGTTACGAAGATTTACTTAAAGGTATTAAAAAAGCTGAAAAGAAAATTGCAGATAAGACAAAAGATAGTCATTATTACGGCGGAGGTTATATCGGTGAAGCATTGTATGGGAGTTTTTAAATGCCCTATAACGAATGGGTATATGTGGCGTGGCTTGTGTTGCGCCTGCGGCAATACATGACATATATACTGTGTTATCGGCTTTTATTTTTTAATCAAATAAATATCAAAATAATATGAATACTTACAAAAAATATTGCCCGAATGTATTTGTGGCACAATGCGAAGAAAAACACGAAAAAGGTGATACTATTATAGTTAAAACCAAGTACGGAAAAGAAAACGAATGTATAGTTCACAATTTTGTAGGCTATACAGGAACAAAAGAAAAACCTATGTATTGCTATTCGATTACTCGTGCTGATGGTTATAATAACCAAGAAAGAGCAAAAAGAAAATTTGAAAAGCTAAAAAATTGGGCTGACAATGCGAATAAAAAAGGTAATGATTGGCAAGAAAAAAGCAATGAAGGTAAAGACTTTTTGGCACTTGCAGAACCCATAAAAGTAGGACACCACAGCGAAAAAAGACACCGTGCATTAATTGAACGAAACTGGAAAAGAATGAGTAATGCAATGGAATCATATAAAAAAGCTGATGCCTACCTTGAGAGAGCTGCATATTGGGAAAGTATGGCAAATAAAATCGACCTTTCAATGCCTGAAAGTTTAGAATTTTTTGAGATACAACTCGAAGAGGCAAAAGAATATCATCAATTTTTAAAAGACAACCCAAAAGAGCGACCTCACGGAATGGCATTATCTTATGCGAGCAAAAAAGTAAAGGACTTAAAATCGAAACATGAAACTGCCGTAAAGCTATGGTCTTAATTGCCGATAACGTACCGCAGGTTGGCGAATGTAATTTTACGGATTTGAAACACTAAAAAATAATACAATGGAAACAAAGAAAGAAGCGTTTAAAAAGTTTGTAATAGAACAACTAAAAGATTTTGATTATTGGAGAGAGGCATCTCCTGAAGGATATGCTGAAACAATAGTAGATGAGGCAGTAAAATTATTTTGCCAACCTGATGTTGTGGGGCGAAGCGAACAGTTTTATTGCACTTGTTCGAGAGCTAAAGGACTTGACTATGACGAAGATGGCACACCATATTGCATATCCTGCCAAAAGGAAGTGCAATAAAATTGCGTACAACACCAAAATAATAACAATATCCATAAACCTGCACAAGCAGGGCAAAGTAATATTAAACAAACATTAATTAAATAAACGCAATGATAACATACCCCGACAGCGAAGAACTTGTTTTAGGCTCTCTCTTAAAATCTGATTGCTGGGAAGAAGTGAGCTTCTTAACCGAAGATTGCTTTTCCACAGCGGTAAACAGGGAGATATTCAGAGGGATAAAAAAGATTATCGACAGGGGCGAAAAACCCGATATTATTCTTATTCGCTATGAAACCGATATTCCCGTGTCTGCAATCGTTGACCTACCGATGACGCTGGATGTTTATCCACACGCAAGGGTCATTCACGAGGCAGCGCAGAAAAATAAACTCATTAGCACGCTTGAAAGCTTGAAACCCGATGATTCGATTGAGGAGATGATCGCAAAGGTAAACTGTTCGATTGAGCAGATACTGACGAACAGGGAAGAAAAAATCCGTACCCTGAAAGATGCAACAGAAGACGTGATAGGAATCATAAACGACAACATAAAAGGCAAGACACGTGGCGTTAAGACGGGATTCACGGAACTTGACCGTCATACTGGCGGTTTGCACCCTGGGGATTTTACAATTATTGCCGCAAGGGAAAGTATGGGTAAGACCTCTTTTGCTCTTAATATAGCAAAAAACGTGGCCTCACACGGTGCAAAGGTAGCTTTTTATTCTTTAGAGATGAACGATGTACAATTGACAAGCAGAATTATAAGCTCCGTTTCCGGACTATCCTCGAAAGAGATGCTTTACCGCTCAATGAGCAATGAGATGATTAAGGAATTTGACAAAGGAGTCGGTAAAATTCAAGACTTAGAAATATATTTTGATGACCGCTCCACTTCGAGCATTGATACTATCGTTCAGTCAATTCGAAAAATGGTGTTTAAGTATGGGATAAGTATTGTTTTTATTGATTACTTACAGACAATACCGATGACAAGCAAAGTAAGTAGTAAGGAACAGTTTATTGGGTCTATGGCTCATAGATTAAAAAACCTTGCCGAGGAATTAAATATTGGAATTACTGCTTTAAGTCAGTTGAATAGACAAAACGGTGATAATCCTCCAGCTTTGTCGGATTTGCGAGAAAGCGGTCAGATTGCCGAGGCGGCAGATAATGTTATGCTTCTTTATAGGCCAGAGGTTTATGGGCGTTCTTATCCCGCTCCATTCGCTTCTACCTCAACTCAGGGGACAGCGTTAATCAACTTTGCAAAGGGGCGAAACGTGGGGATAACAAAATTCATTCTTGGCTTTAAGCCCGAACAGACATTATTTTATAACTTAGATGAACTACCAGAAAATGTACCATTTTAATGAACTCTTTGGTTTAGACCTTTTAAAATGATTATACGTGACCATTTCCAAAATTTTAAGAGATATAATTTACCAAAAGCGCAATTAATAATAGCTGACGTGCCATACAATCTTGGTAATAATGCGTATGCCTCTAATCCTGCTTGGTATAAAGACGGGGATAATAAGAATGGGGAAAGCGATAAGGCGGGGAAATCATTTTTTGATACCGACATTGATTTTAGACCTGCCGAATTTATGCACTTTTGCAGCACAATGTTAATGCCAGAACCAAAGCGCAAAAAAGAAGCACCTTGCATGATTTTGTTTTGTGAATTTGAACAGCAATTCTATTTTATTGAGTTGGCAAAAAGATATGGGCTGAATAATTATATAAATTTAGTCTTTCGCAAAAACTTTTCAGCGCAGGTTTTAAAGGCAAATATGAAAATAGTCGGTAATTGCGAATATGGCCTAATACTCTATAGAGACAAACTGCCGAAGTTTAGGAATGATGGCAAAATGATATTTAATTGTATAGACTGGCCACGAGATAATGAAAGCGAAAAAATACACCCAACCCAAAAACCCGTAAAACTATTGGAGCGAATAATTGAAATATTTACAGACCCCGGCGATGTTGTAATTGACCCTGTGGCTGGTAGTGGTTCAACCTTAATAGCTGCCGAAAATTTAGGGCGAAAAGCTTATGGATTTGAAATTAAAAAAGAGTTCTATCAATTAGCAACAAAATGGATAGAAAAGAATAGGCTCATTAAACGGGAGATTAAAGAAATTGGCTATGCTAAAACGGAATTAGAAAAAGATTATATTACATTATTCTAATGCAGACAAAGAAAAACAGCCTAATTGAAAGCATTACAAATACAATATCTGGTTTTGTTATAAGCCTTTTAATACAGCTATTAATTTATCCAATAATGGGAATACCTGTAAATTTTCATCAAAATATAATAATTACATTTGTATTTACGATAGCATCAATTCTTAGGGGATATTTAGTAAGAAGAATATTTAACTCAACACAACCACCAAAACAACTCAACTATGAAAGGAACAATGAGCGTCAGCAAAGCCACGCTAAAGGCTTTTGAAGAATCGGAGAATGTGATTTATGCCCCGCTGTTTTGTAGCAAAGTGAAACAAATCTTAGGCCGTCCGATGTGTATGGATGGAACGATACTAAGGAAACTGAGGGAATTGCGAGCCAAAGGGCTTGTAAACTATACCTGCTCAAATAGTGAGGCTTCGATTTACAGGAAATGCTAGAATTTTGATATTTGTGTGTGGTTTTTTATATGCTTTTGCGTATGATGTATCATTTATTGAGCGAATTATATGCAATAACGGCTGGCAATATGAAAAGTTGGCTTTGTAGTCACTTTCAATTTACCACCGCAGTTTGATAGCCAATTTTTTATATTGCGTGTTATCGGCTGCCTTTATTCTTAATTTAATTATTCACTTAAAAACTTAAATAATGCTTTTAACATTTTCAAAAACAGAATTTAGAAACCGAATACGAAGTGGAATAAAAGTACACACTATTCGAGATGATAAAACTAACCGATGGAAAGTTGGAAATAAAATTCACTTTTGGTTAGGTAATCCACGAAATACGAGAGGAAAAACAAAACCTTATCAATTTGGAATCGGAGAATGCTCACGGGTTGAAACTATTAGAATGGATTTTGCCGTGCCTGAAGATTGGCAAAATGACATTGTATATATTGGCGATGATATTATTTTAAAGTCAGAAAACGAACTGAATGCTTTAGCTGAAAACGATGGATTTGATAATTGGTCGCAAATGAAATTATGGTTTGACAATCCAGATAAACAATATTTCGGGAAAATAATATTTTGGAAAAACTTTGAGTTAACTGCAAATGATGATGGTAGCACTGTCTTTTAGGTTGCCGATAACGGTTGGCAATATGAAAAGTGCCGTATTCAAAGAACAAATTTATCAAATTTTAAATAATTTAATATGAAACACTTACTTTCAAATTTGCACCGAAACAGGCATTTTTTATATTGCTTGTTAGCGGTATGTGCTTTTTATTCTTGCGAATTACCTTCAAGTAATAGAAGCTATGTTTTTTCGCCTAAATGCGAGGTTGGGCAAATATGGATTAAATACGACACATTAAACCCCTTTGAGCCACAAATAGACACATTAGAAATATTAAAAATACAAAAAGGGTGGGCGTGGATAAAAATGAACAACAAATATGAATTTAGTATAGAGTGTGTTGCTATTGAACGATTTTGGCAGCATTACCGCTAACGTTAAATGTATGGCCAGTAAAGGATTAATAACGAAAACTTATCAAGATATGACAAAGAAAATAGAAAGCAATACACTTGAAACACCGCAACAGCCTTTATTGGCTATACATGGTGTTATGCCCCGTTGTTCATTATGCAAATTTTGGAAACAAACAACATTTTATGAGCATTCAGTGAATGAAGGGGATTGTGATAAACTTAATAAAACAGATAAAGTAAGTATAAATTTACATCTCGGATGGGATGGTGGTTATGTCAATGATATAGAAACTGAGGCAGATTTTTATTGTGCGCTGTTTTCTTACAATGGGGCATAACACCCAAATAATAGCAATAAGGCTCAAAGCCCACTAACAGGGCAAAACAATATTAAACCAATGTTAATTAAATAAACGCAACTATGGACACAGAGAAGGAATCTACGAAGACAGTGCAAGGCCTGCTAAAAGAAAAAAAAGAGGTAGAAAGAAAAATCGGTGAAATCCTTTCGGGTTTTTACAAGAACAACAAAGAGATTCAGATGATTTATGTAAATGTTGACACAACAGAGGTTCACGAAAACGGTGAGCTTGTGGACTTAATCTTCGATGTAAACTTAGACATATCGCTATGAAAGAATGGTATAAAAACGAAGAAAACAACCGCCGATTTCTTTTGGGCTGCTTTGTAATAGTGGTCTTCGGTACTGTTATGGCGGCAATATTAATCACGCTAATATCTTTGATATGAAACGGCTGTACATTATCATCATCATCATCATTCTTTTGCTTGCCCTACTTTTTAGCTTATGAAACGGGTATCAAAATCACAGGCGGAAAAGAACAGAGCGATTGCCGAGATAAAGCGCAATTTACCCAAAGTCTGCTTCATTTGCGGACAACCTTGCACGGGAGATGCGGCTCACCTGCTGCCAAAAAGCATCTTCCCACAGTATTATACCGAGCCGAAAAACATTGTTCGTATGTGTAGAGCATGTCATAATCGCTACGACAACGACAAGGATTTCAGGTCTGGAATGTTAAATATTATAATTAAAGTTAAGGAATTTGCGAAGTCTGAGGAAATATTCAGATATTTCGGAGTTTAAATCTAAAACTATGAAAACGATTGAACAATACATTCACGAATTATTCCAACCCTGGATAGACAAATCAGAGGAATTAATAAACATATTGAACGATAAAAATGTGCAGGAAACGATTGACCTTGCACACTCTTACGTTGAATGCGGAGAGAATGGAATGGCGCGGTTTATTGCCGACCTACTGAACGAACACTACCGAACGGATATATTTACAGAGCTATGTTTGCAACACTCTTAAAGCAAATGTTCGGCGAGTGTGAACGAGAGTACCGATTCCACCCGATACGAAGATTCCGATTCGATTACGCTATTCCCTCCAAAAAAATAGCCATAGAGCAGGAGGGCGGAGCATGGACAAACGGAAGGCACACACGACCAAAGGGGTATATATCGGATATGGAAAAATATAACCTTGCCGTGTCAATGGGTTGGAGGGTTTTAAGATTCACCCCCGACCAGATGATGACAACAGAAACTATCAATTTAATAAAAAAGGTCTATGACAATTAAGTACATCACGGGCGATTATGAGAATGTCCGCCCAAGCGCAATAAAGAGCCTTGAGCCACGAAAGCAGGGGATTTATATCCTCTTTCGTAACGGAACGGAGGGAATGGCCGAAACGATCAACGGGTACAAGGTATTGGTATTTTTCAAGCATCTTTATATCTTGAAGCAATGTTTAAGGAACGGAGAGGGAACAAATATTCCAGACGCGAATTTTATGGGCACGGGAATGGCACTTTGCGCTGTTCTTAAAGAGGGGATGTTTCTTAAATTCCTGAAAAATGAAATATAGAATCTACCGCTATGCTGTTAAGAACGGCACAATTCAGAACATAAGGGTTGATATAAAGACCGATGACATAGAGAAGGTGCGCAAAATGCTCGAAGATAAACACGGGCACACAATACACTTATACTATGAAACAAACGAACCGTACAAAGATTGACCTTGTAAAAGGGTATATAGAAAAGTATATCGAGCTTGGGATAAAAAACCATTGTGGGTACTCGAAGAAGTTTATCGCAAAGGTTATATCGGCAGAGCATCCCGACCTATTCGAGGACGTAGAGGCGGTGCGAACCTATATTCGGGTGATCACTCAATCGAAAGGAAAGGGGGATTTTTACGAGAAATATAGCGACATAGCCAGCCGTTTCGCCCTTGTTTCTAATGGGTATAACGAGGAGATCACAGGGGAGCCGTTTATCATACCAAAACAGTACAAAAAGCCTTTGATTATTGCTGACCTACATTCCATCTTTTGGGAGAAATGGGCTGTAATGGCAGCAATAGAAGACGGGGTAAAACACGGATGTGATTCGGTTATCATTAACGGGGATTTTATGGACTTTTACCAATTCTCAAAATTCTCGAAAGACCCGCTAACTATTGATAAAGTAATGGATGAAAAGGAATGGGGCGTTGATGTTCTCCAAATCCTGCAAGATACGTTTGGCAAGGTTTTCCTAAAAATGGGTAATCACGACATAAGAAGGGAAAAGTTTATCAAAGACAGATTCTTCGAGTTAGACTTCGCCACTTATTCCGATTATCTGATGTTTGACCGCTCAACGGTAGATATTATCCATGATTGGCAGCATATTCATTTTGGTAAGCTAAACATTATTCACGGGCACGAATATTATGGAGGAGGCGTTCACATAGCCTACAACAGGCTAAATAAGACGTTTGATAATGTCCTTTCGGCACACTCTCACGTTTCGCAGAGTGTCTTTCGGCAGAACATTAACGGCAAGGCTTATGGCTCGTGGACAATAGGCTGCCTTTGCCATTTGCACCCGCGTTATAACCCGATGAACAATTGGAACCTGGGCTTTGCCCGGGCGGAGCGTGATGCCTCAGGGGAATTTGAGGTAATAAACCGTAGATTTATCGACAAGAAACATTATCCGGCATGAAAGCAGTATTTATATCCGAAGACCCGAAAGAGATTAATCGTTGGTCGAAAGCTGACGATATGGCTAATTTTATTTGGGAGCTGGTTATGAACGGTTGGCGGGATTTCAAGCACACCGACTATGATTATAGGCCAGCGTGGGAAAAGATTAACAAGCTGCTCGAAGAGTATCACATTGATGTTGACGAGTTGATGTAATGGAATAGTGTTGATGTTATTTTGCACACAAAACACACTTTTCGTACAGAATAATGGACATTTTACACACTTTTCGCACGTAATATTGTACGTTATTGCGTATAATCATGGTAGTGGAAGCGATATTATACGTTATGTGATATAGTTGGAAAGTCAGTATTAAGCTGACAAGTCGGCTATGTATGATAAAGAGTAGAAATGAATGAGAGACTATTAGACAATTCTGGATATCCCACTGAGGAATACTTGCAATTTATCCGAGATTACAAGGGAGACACAATGCCGATAATGGACTTTGTTAAGTTGATTTGCGAGACTTGGTATTACGGGAGTATAGGGTATCGTTTAACGAGAAAATATAAAGGCACAAGAAGATTGGAGCTACATACCTTAGGGTGGAGCGGGAATGAGGATATTATACGGGCAATAATAGGCAACATATACCTAACCAATTGCTTTATGTCTTATAATATGTGGAGAGTCGGAGGGCACTATTATTTTGAGATAAGGGAGGAAGTGACGGAAAATGGTGTTTTATGAATAACGATGGGGCTATGTTTTAGTTTTTGCCTTGCAGAAACTCCATCATTTGAACGAAACTTTATTAGGCAAAAATTAAATATAGCCCGTGTTATCGGCTTTTAATCTTTATTTATGAATTTAGAAGAAAAATCAATCGAATTTATCCGAAAAGTAGCTGAAAGCTATAAAGGACAACAATTATATGCTGGAAATAGCGGTGGAAAAGATAGTGCGGTTCTTGACTGCTTATTGCAAAAAAGTGGAATAGAATACAAAAGCTATTACACGAATACGACTATTGACCCGATAGGAACTATAAGACATATAAGGGAAAATTACCCTCATACTGAAATACTGCAACCGAAACTGACTTTTTATGAATTGGTTGAAAAAAAAGGATTACCAACAAGGTTGAATCGTTATTGCTGTGAAAGGCTAAAAGAATATGGAAGTGTTGGTAAAATAGTTTTTGAAGGAGTAAGAAGTGCTGAAAGTAGAAAAAGGCAAGGGCGAGATTACATACAATGTGATAATCGTAAATGGCAAAAAGGAAGCCAACACATTTATCCATTATACGATTGGACTGATGAAGATATTTGGAATTACATTAAAGAAAATAACATACAACTTGCACCAGCTTATAATTTAGGATTAAAACGGCTTGGGTGTGTCGGTTGCCCTTTAGTGAGTAGAAAAAGACACCGTGAAAAAGAATTTGAATTATATCCAAAATATTATCACGCAATCAAAAAAGCAATTCAAAAAGGAATGAATAACAATCCACAATGGAAACTAACTCAACTTTCAAATTGCGATAGTCAAAAAGCAATGGATTGGTGGCTAAGTGGTAAAACTATGAATGAGTGGTTCGGCTCTCTTTAATTGCCGATAACAGATTACAATTAATATAGCTATGAAATTTAATATTAGAATAGACAGCTTAGAGGTCAGGAGCTGTAATGAAAATTTGCTTTCAGGGGGAGATCATACCAAAGCAGAAATCGTAAAATGGGAAGATGAAGCAAGCTGTTATACTTTAGCTTATTGGACTAAAGACAGCGAGGGATACGATTTGCACTTCGTCGGCAACAGGCCATTTGATGTGGATGAGCAGTTGTTTATGGAGCTGGCCAAGCAGGGACAGCTAATATTGGATAGTTACTTTAGCATTGAACATAAATGGGAGCTTACAGAATAACCTACGACCTGAGGCACAATGGCCGTAGAGAAGAAAAGATAACTATCGTAAAGCGATGTTACAGCGGAGCAGAGGCGGAAGCGAAATTAAAGGTATGGTGGCAACAGAAGCTGAATAATGCCGATATCGTGATAAAAAGCACAATATACGAGAAAGGCAGCGATATACTTGATAACCTTATGGATATACTGGGATTATGACATTAACAGAGTACCACCCGCAAATATACCCGTTTTTTCTCTGGGTAGCAAAGGGAGCAGACGAAAGCTTGCTGGATGAACGATACAATGAATTATTATTAATATACGCATCTAAACAAAAGGGACTATGAACAAAGTAATTTTAATTGGTAACGTGGGCAAAGAGCCTGAAATACGTGTAGCAGGAGAAACAAAGGTTGCGCAATTCTCTGTCGCCACAACAGAGCGTGGATTCACCACGAAAGACGGAAAGAAGATTGAAGACCGAACCGAATGGCATAACATTGTCGCTTGGAGAGGGCTTGCTTCGCTATCGGAGTATATCCACAAAGGGACAACGGTGGCTGTTGAGGGGAAACTGACGTACAGAACCTATGAGAAAGACGGCACAACCCGCTACATAACCGAGATCGTGGCTGAAAATATAGAGATACTAAAATCCAAAGACGATCACAAAGAGCATATCGGGGGTAAAGACGAAATGCCGTTTTAGAATTTAATCAGCTTTCTGAGTAAAATTAAGAGGTAAATTGCTAACCCAATGACAAGGAACGTGAAAGCATTAAGCCGAAACGTCTGCCAACGGGTTAGCTTGTTTACCTCTTTTATTACTTCCACTTTATAGGGAATGGAATCGACCCTCGTATGCTCGATGTATTGAATCTTTGTTGGTATTTTCACCTCTTTGATCGCAAGGGAATGATTCAACCGACCCAAAGAAAATTCGGCATCCGAATAAGCGTATTTATTCTCTAAGTGAGAAACCGTGTCCAATATGGAAACAGTGTCACGATAAGGCACAAGCTCGACCTGTACCACCGTGTCCCTTATTATCTCTTTTTGTACCTTAATGGTTTCAATAGGTACATATTTCGTCTTACACCCTGTTAGCAGGATTAGAAGTATTAGTAATTTTTTCATTCAGTAGTTGGTCTTTTTTGCTCGAACCAAGACTTGACCCGAAGAAGTAAGAAACTATACTCGAGAAAGAGCCTATCAAAGTTCCAACTACAAGGTTTAGCAGGTCTTTATTCTCCGTTGGCACAGCCGAAAGCACAAGCAGGATTAGTAACGCAAAGAACCCAGCGACAATCAAGCCACCGAGAACGTATTGGAATATCTCTTTATTTTTCATAGCTCGAAATTTTCAAATCTGTTCCCCTCTCTCTCCCAGCTCAGATGAACCCACTCTGTTGTATGCCCGTCTTTTGTAAATGATTCAAATATGAGCTGGTCAAAAGGGATATGAAGCGTTTTAAGCGTTTCTAAGACGATTTCATACGTCTGACGTGCTGATAGTCCACCAATAACAAAATCAACGGCCTGAGCCTTTAAATGAGCCGAATTATGTGTACCTCCTACCGCTTCGTTAAGAGCCTTGCACCTGTACCACGAAGAAATAAGGAACGGTAGTCCTATCTTCTCCCTCAATGGTTGAAGAACAGCCTTAGCGAAGCAATAGGCATTATCGAGCATTTCAATTGATAGACTGTTGTCTATCCCAAGACGCTGAGCCGTTTCAGAGCGTGTTACTTCCTGCGTGGTAAAGTTATCCGTCAGCCTCATTCTTTATCTTTCTTTAGTTTCAGCTCTCCCTCAATGCGGATTGTTGATTCCCTGATCTCGTGAAGCATATTAATTACCTCCGTGTTTATCGTTTCTTGCTTAATCTGGGTTTCCTCCATACGCTGAATGCGTACTTCGTGAACATCAACATCCCTTTCCACTTTGTACATACGTGCAGAGTATGCGGCTATGGCTGCCGTAATACTCAGGAACACGGTTACTGTTATTGCTACCCAAGCGGGTATGTCACGCTTCTTTTCCATTTTATAATTCCAGTTCTTTAGCTTCTTGCAATTCTTTAGCTTCTTCCAACTCTCGAATAACAGCCTCAGCAGCATTTATTCTTCGTCTTGCTTCTTCCCTGCGTTCTTTTGTAGCCTCGTCTATGGCTTCGCCCCTTTCTGCCGCCCGAATGACTACATAATCCGTATCACGCAATAAAGCCTTTTCGTTGTGTATGATAACACATTGTTCGTTAATTTCTTTCATAGTAGTTTTGTTTTATTATTTGATTATACTTATACTCATCATTTGCTATTATACACATCCTTTCCCAGTCCATCGTAAAAAAACGCCACCATCTTTTGTCGATCATATTGTATAGTTTTACTATGTTATTAAATTCAGTTCTGTTTTTTAGTAAACCAAAATATGAATTTATTGTGGCCTGGAAATTCAGCATATTATTCTTTTTATTATGACACTTATTAAATTGTTTTATTCTTTTTTCTGCGTTTCTTATAGTTCTGTTATTTATATACAAGCGGTTAAATTTTATTATAGAACCAAGAACACGCACGCCTTTTGATATGTGTTGGCATACAAACTTCTTTTTATGCATTTGTGCTCCTACATCTCTATATTTCTCCCTAAATAATGGCAACAATAAAAGGGCTGCCTCTTTATTATTTACCACAATGATGGCATCATCTACGAAGCGCACATAATGCAGCCCCATATCTTCGATAGCCCATTTATCCACATCGTTTAGATAAAGGTTCATAGCCACCTGCCATATAAGAAACCCTATTGCCCCACCTGTGCCGTCATCTTTTTCAAACAGGCTTTTCCCTTGTTCTATTTCGCTCCACATCTCGGGTGGTGATTTTCGGTAGCAATGTCTTGCTGGCAAGGCGTTGCAGGCGATAGATATCATCCACATTATATCCTCTTTATCATCTCCTGTATAGTTCTTTTCACATACGTTTTGCAGTTGTTCTCTGGCTATCTCACAGATGGCATTTGGGAAATATCCTGACAAATCCCATTGGATGTAATATGCATCAATGGTGAAATCTTGGCTCACATCTTTAATGTCTTTTTGTATCTGAGCAATAGCTGAGTCAACACCCATTCCAACCCTATTGTTGAATGTTCGAGAGGTTAGGATAGTTTCTAATATAGGGTTTATCCTCCAAATAATATACCACTGTATTAGCCTTGATTCGAGTTCGCAGGCAAAAACTTCTCTTGGCTTTGGTCTGCGAGCTATGAAAGTATAGTTGGCATTAGATCGGTAGGTTTTTTCGTTTATGGCAGAGACGAGATTTTTTATTCTACACTCATAGTCGAGCTCGAATATCACAGCATCTTCGCTACGCCTTTTATTTTTGCGTGCGAGGAAATAAACAGTGTACATATCTTCTTCTTTAACCATATTCCTTATTATAATGAGTTCGGAGACAGCCGACACATAGTTCGAGTTGTAAAAGTTGTTGTTGTTGAGGACTCCGTTGCTGTTGTAGTTCCAAGCGTTGTTGGAAGAGTACCTACCGCACAACCACCTATTCGAGGCTTGAGGCGAAGTGCAAACATAGCTCTAAATGAGAGCCTTCGCTCCTTTCATTATCTCTGGACTGAGAATGCCATCAAGGGCATTCTTCTTGCCGTTTCAACTCTAACGATTTATACCACTTAACTATACTTTCATCAATTCTCGCTATATAATTACGTATTTTATTACACGTGCTTTCGTTTTGTATCATTGGTCTATCGGGGCGTAAGATAGAACGTGTGTTCATTTTCAAAGCCTCAAATTCTGCAAAAAGCAGCTTTGTGTATTTTATTTTATCGTCCGTGCGATACGATAAAGCAAAATATGCGGCCACCATTTCGCAATGACCAAGTGCCCGATTAACAATTATAGGCCTATCCCGTTTTGGCATTTCAAATTGTGCATCATAGAGTGTTATGAATAACTCCTGCACGTCAACATAGATGCTTGTTTTATTTATTTTTGATGCCATAGAGAGTTGCGAGCGGATCAAACCGCTCGCCATTTTAATCGTTAATCATTAATATTGAAAGCGGAGACAGCCGACACATAGCTCGAGTAGTAAAAGCGGTAGCTGATGAGGACTCCGAGGCTGTAGTAGTTCCAAGCGAGGGTGGAAGAGTACCTACCGCACAACCACCTATTCGAGGTGCTACTTATCGAGCCCCATCCTGTCTTTTTACCAAGAGCTGTATTCACCAAGTCGTTAGTACCGCCGATATTTCTCATAAGCTGCGCTCCCTCGTATACTGAAGGCATCCAGAAAGTTCCTGCGCCGTATCCAGATACTCCTGAGTCATAATTTGCACAATAATCAACAGCAGAGTAGGCGGGCGTTGGTGTTCCGTTAATCAATACTTGTTTATTTAATAGGCTTGTATAATACCGCCCATCTCTATATTGCGCAGCCCCGTAATCGAGTTCTCTGTCCAACAGCATACAGGCGTCAATGTATGCTGAATAGGTAGAAAAATTCGCTCTCAATCCAGTTCCATTTTCTCCGTTGTAATATATCTCTGAACAAGGATAAGTTTCATATAGCTTTGTGACCCCATCCATAACTGTTGTGGGGTTATAATTCCCTCCTGTTTCATTTTTCGTAAAATCCTCAACTCTTTTTCGGCACATCCCAACGTATGTTGTTCTTTGTTTTATCTGATTCCTGTTCGAAGAGAACGCGGGCAGCTCTGTAGCTATTAGCTTAGTAAGCGAAGTGCCCGCTATTGTTACCGTGTTTTCATATTCATTGTACGTTGACATTTGAAGATAGGCTTTCTCTGAGTTCATATACGCTTCCCACTTCAAGGCTTTCGAGCCAGCTGGTCTGGATTTTAACCAAGCGTCAAGCTGGGTGACAAATTCCGAAAGTGTGCCATCGCTCTTTGTGTAGGTAAAATCACCTTGCGCCACGCCGTTAAGAACAACAGCATAATCTCCGGTTGCCGAAGGGATTGCCGTTATCTCATAATCGGCAACAGCAGAAAATTTCTTCGTTTGGTTATTCACTCCTCCAACAATCCAAAACCTGTTGCCCTGAACGAAGAATACCACTCCGACGGCATCCTGAGTGTCAATAAACTCCTTAGTACATTCGCTTCCTCTGACAAACCTACGCTTGCCGTCAACGATAATCATTATATCCCCTACTTCGGGGCGTTGCTTAATTAAATTATTCATATCTTTTTAGTTTAATGCAATAAAATCAGCCGAAGTCGAAACGCCAACAGCAATGTAGGCTTTTTTTGCCGTTGTATCAACCCATATCTGCGGGATGAAATCGGGTGCAACACTGGGTGCTGTGGTGCTTATAACGAACATATCAAATCCGCAAATCTTGGGTAAATTATCAACGTCAATGCTTCGCAAACGCACATCGCCCAAGTTGTCTAAGTCTATCGCTTCGTTGTCGTAACGCACGGGGGTAACGTATGCCTCGGTGGCTACAACAGAGGGTACTTTTGTCGTTGAACCCGTGTCGGTTTCTATGTCCTGACTGACGTTATCAGTGGTTACAACAGCTGAATCAACATACGCTTTATTTGCCGCATCAGTATTACCCGAAGGTGTAGGAACAACAGGACTATCGCCAAAGGTCTTAACGCCTGTAATCGTTTCGTCCCCCGTCAGGCTTACCTTTGTATCGGCATAGGTCTTTGTGGCTTTAACGGAAGGATATTTTGTGTCCGAAGCGGCATCACTTGTTACGTTGGTGCTCTTGTTAGCCACGTCTTCGGGAACATAGCTGAGGTTTGATTGTACGGTGTTCCATTTAGCCGTTGTCTGCCCGGGTGTATCTTCATTGGCGATCAGAGAATCCCCTGCGTGTATGGCGTGACCGTCAATCGTACCCGCTACGGAAACAACCCACATATCGCCCTTTAGGATAGCCCCGCCTGTCCCTGAGCCACCAGAGGAAGGATAGGCATTAACGGAAGCATCGTATCCTCCACGATAGTCTAATAAACCTACAACGAGAGAATCGGCATAATCTTTAATTAACTTAACAGACGGATATTTCGTTGTACTTTCGGCATCAGCTACAATATCCGTACTCTTGTTCGTCAAAGACTCTTTTTCGTCTTGCAGCTTCTTGCCCTGAGCAGCACTCAGCGGTCGTGTGGCAGAGTTGGTAACTAAGTCATTAACGATATTCAACTTAATGTTGTCGGCGTTGACCGTGATACCATCATCAGCAGAAACAACGTCTATCGTTCTGTTCTCTGAAAGGTCGCCGCCGCCCGTAAGACCAGCCCCAGCCGCAATCTGTATATTCGCATCTGCCTTGAGAGCCAAAGCAGCGGTAAGCCCCGTTACCTGTGCTTCTGTGATCGGTAGGTCTTCTTTCTCTACCCAAACGCTTTTCCCTGCATCATCCAATACACGGACTTTGTCTATGCTCGTTGCTTCGGGCAGTTCGCTCTCTTTAATTCTTGGTAAACTGTAATCGCTCATAATTCTTTTTCTACGTTTATTGTTATTTTATATATTGTCAGTTGCACATCAACAGCCGATTTGTATAGGAATTTTAGCGGCGTTGAATCTTCAAAATAAATCTTTCCGTCAAGGCTTGAATTGACATATCTCGCAGTTGATGCATCCTGAATAATATAAGACTTAATATTATTTGCTTGCGGCTGCATAGTAGAAGAAAAGAAAGCTGCCGTTTCAACATCGGTTGCTGTGTTAGATTTTGCCGAAGCAAGATAATGAATATTATACCACCCCGGGCTATCAACAATAATCTCAATCCAATTGCCCTCGCTGTTTATTGATATTGATACACCGTTTTCTTTTACTGTTGTTGCTGTCAGTGATGTTCCCCAGGCGACAATATTATACCCATCCCCGCCAACAGTAGCTGCATCTTCGATCTCTATTGAGCCAGTAATGTAAGCACAAGCACCAACTTTCCCTAAAGTGGTATCCCCTGAAAGATCATACAAAACTGGTCTTGTGGCATCGTAATCAATTATCGTATTATAAAGCTTGTAAGTGTAAAACTCCGTCAAAGAAAGTTTTGCCCCGTAAAGTAATTTGCAATCCTCAAGCGTAAGATTTAAAGTATCAAGAATAGTTGCTCCATACTCAACCTTGCATCGTGTTAGCGATTCGTTATTTTCCGAAGTTGCGTTACATTCATATTTGCCATTAAAATCGCAATCCGTGATCGTTAATGTCCCGTAGTCGTCTTTGAAGATGTACGCCCTTGAGCCTATACGGCTATTTGATATAATTAAGCAGTCTAAGGATATTGCATAAATTGTTGCCCCAGCTTCAACGATAGAATTAGTTATCGTTCCCGAAATGCTGGAATGTATCTCACTATTTGTAATCACACCTCTTGATGTACTATTAAATATTCGTGAATCGGTAATCGTACCACTAACCGTTGAATCCTGTATAACACAGCCATTAATTGTTCCATTTACAGTAGAATTGTGAATTATCGAATCAGTTATATTCGAATCAAGCACAACAGAAGACGAAAGTATAACACTCCGTAGTGCTGTTGCTCCGTCAAATGTACCGCTAATCTCCGAATCAGTAATTGTGAAC